GCTGCTTGAAGCGAAATTAAAAGAAAATGACCCTCTGGCCTGAAATAAAAAAATAACCCGAGCGGCGACTCAGGTTATTTGATTAAACAAAGGAACTACACAAACGCGAGGTAATAATATGACCGATATAAACGATGTAATCAAGACCATTGATGAACTTATTGATGGCGGCGTGCTGACGCAGTATGCCATCGCCAGAGAGGCGGGAATTTCCGACGGCACATTATCGGCTTTCCGCAAGGGGAAATATAAAGGCGATAACGCCGCTGTGGCTGCTTCCCTGCGCTCCTGGTATGAGAACTGGAATAAACAAAGCGCACTGCCGGAACCGCCGCAGTTTGTGGAAACTCAGACAGTCCAGGAGCTGCGCGCACTGTTTCAGGCGGTTCGCCTGATGGGCTGTATTAACGTTATTGTGGGCGTACCGGGTGTGGGTAAAACGGCCACTGCCCGTAATTACTGCCAGGAGCAACCAAACACCTGGATGATCACCCTGTCACCCGCGCACTCCAGCGTCACGGAGTGTCTGCTGGAGCTGGCCGATGCGCTGGGGATTGATTACACCCGCGCGAACAAAGGGGCATTATCCCGCGCCATCCGCCGTCGCCTGATGGGAACGCGTGGACTGGTGATTGTGGATGAGGCGGATCATCTTGGTATTGACGGTCTGGAGCAACTCCGGGCAATTCAGGACGCCTCGGGGATCGGGATGGTGCTTATTGGTAACCCGCGCGGATTGTTTAAAGGTGGACGCCGCGCCTTTGATGATTTATCGCGCCTGTTCAGCCGTCTTGCCCGTACAAAACAACTTCGCAAGGCCAAAAAGGCGGATGTGCTGGCCATTGCCATGGCGTGGGGGATCAGTGGTGAGGCCGAGCTGGCCGTCATGCAGGCTATCGCTGAAAAGCCGGGAGCGTTACGCGTTCTGACACATACGCTTAACCAGGCGTGGCTCACCGCCAGCGGTGAAGGCGCGGCGCTGACAGAAAAACATATTAATGCGGCCTTTAAAGAGGTTTATACCAACCCTGAATTACTCTCACAGGTGTGATTATGGCGGTATTTAATATTCCTGATATTTACGGACGCTTTTACCTGGTTAATTTCGATAACGTGAAGGTGATTTCACTGGCCGAAAATAAAGAATGTGGCGATTTACTTTTTGAATTTAATGACCGCACACGAATGGTGATATCTGCCGGACTTGATCGCGAAGGTGCGACAGAAGTTTACAGCGGAATATGCCGTTCTGTTGGTGCGAAACAAGTCAGCTAAATGAGGTGTTATATGAATATGCAATCCTGCGGTAACAAAATGAATTTATTCGACTCCCTGAACAGCGCGCGCCGTCTGACCGAACTTGCCGGTGCGGTACTGGAACGCAGTAAGCGCTATCCGCAACGTTTTGCACTGAAAACCACGCCGCCGGTAGGCAACGTGCAGGGAACCGGTGAAATTGAAATCACCATACAGACCAACGGCCTGCGCCGCCGTGTGAAGGCCACCCGCATCAGCGGCTGCACGGTTTACTGGGAGGTGTGAGGTGAAAAAAAATCTCATTGCATGGGCGTGGTCGAGTGGTCTTATTGAGTTTGGTTACGTCCTGCCGGAAGGTGCATTGCCGATAGTTGCCGGAAAGCCTGCCACGGTACGGCATGTGATTGAGGTTATGGCGCGTCATGGACGTGATGAACAGGAGCAGTTACTGGTTCCGGGGATACCGGAAGCGGTGACGGAGGAAGAAGCCTTTAATGCCATGATTCGGTTCTGCCGTGAGGTTAGACGCCGGGTCAGTTATCCAAACAGAACGAGGACCAGAGGATGAGTAAAGTCGTACGCATTATTTTCGAATACAAGGAAGATGTTATCTGCAAAAACTCTGATGGCAGCACGCACAGAGGGGTAAGTCTGGATATACGTTCAACCGGAATAAAGAAGAAAGATAATGGACCCGCCATGATTTTTGGGGTGGTTATGCTGGCAGAAAGCAGAAACTTCGCAGAGTTTGTGGCAATGAAAGCCAGTGCATTCATGAAAGACAGAGGCATGGCTTCCGGGGTTATTAACGGTAATGAATTTAATCAACAGGGGTAATTCCATGAGCAAAGTACGCGTTATTTTTGAATTTAATCATGTTTCGCATGACGAAAAGTTGGCAGGCAATGACTGTGTTGAAGTGCATGAAAAGATTGGAGTGGATGTGAAAACAGAACGTGATACGGATAACAGGCCGACGTCACTCTGTGACGTTTATGCAAGTATTCTCCAGTATCACAGTCCTGCAATTATTCAGTTTCTCTCAGCGGAATTTCAGGCATCTGCACAGTCTTTTGGAGCGGATGCCATCATTAAACGCCACCGCGTGCATAAAGCATCAGGCACACTGCAATAAGGAAAAACAAAATGGCTAAACGCGTTACAAAATTAAAGGCCGCAGCCGAGGCGGCACCGCAGACCCGGGAAGAAGTCAGCCGTGATATCCGCACCCTGGGAGATATTCAGCGAGAGGCGCTGCGCCTGGAAACGGCGATGAATGACGAAGTGGCAGAAATCACCGCCCGTTATACGCCGCAGATTGAAAATCTTAAAAAGCAAATCAAAGTGCTTTTTAAAGGGATTCAGGACTGGTGCAAAACCAACCGTGATGAGCTGACGAACGGCGGCAAAACCAAAACAGCCAATCTGACCACCGGAACGGTGTCATGGCGGCTGGGAACGCCATCATGCAGCGTCAGCCGTGATGTGGAAGGTGTGATTGAAATGCTGCGCCGTATGGGGCTTGAGCGTTTCATCCGCACGAAAGAGGAAGTGAACAAGGAAGCCGTCCTGGCGGAGCCGGATGCTGTGAAAGGCATTGCCGGTATCAAGGTGAATAAAGGCGCTGAAAGTTTTTATGTCGAGCCTTTTGAACAGGACGCCGGACTGAATAAATAACACCGCATTAATCAATTAAATATCACTTCATTTTAATTATGGCGCTCGCGTCAGGGGACTGCTTGCGCCTGAAAACAGAAAATAAGGGTTAAGAAATATGAAATACGTTTATATCGTCATTAATAATGTGGTGGGGAAATAAATCATGATTGATGCAAAAGTGCTTGAAGGGGTTAAAAACTGGCTGTGTATTTATGGCCGCCTGACCTGCGGTGTACTGGCTGAAAAAATGAATATGCCGCCATCCTCCATGGTTTATTTTCTGCGTGATGCGGTTGATGCAGGCGTGCTGACGGAATGTAACGGTTTTTATGATATTCCGCGCCCCCGCCCGGTGCAGCCGGTTCGTCGCAAATGCAGCCAGGAATCTGCGGCTGATGATGTTCAGTGGTGCGGCTTCAGAAAATCCCTGCCATGGATTGAGGGGCATGATATTCCGTCGATGGCGTGGGAATTTGCTCAGGGCGTTCTGACCTGTGAAACCGTTTATGTGGTGGCTGAAGTTGATGAGCAGGCCATGAAAGAAGGCGTGCCCCAGTTTGTGATGGCGTATATCGACATACGCCTGGGCGTCATTATCTGCGGTTTAAGCGGCTGGAATATCACTGAACATGTTCTGCGCTACCTGATTGTTGACCGGACAGCAGCGCCTGCCGGGATATCTGCGGAGGTGGCGTAATGTTCTTTAAAACATCAAACCCTTCCGCGCTGGCTGCGTGGCAAAAATACCAGCAGGACTGCCAGAAAGTTAAGGATGAGGCAAAACGCCTTGAGGCCGTGCTGAATGTTGCGTGCCGGTCGGTATTTGTATCCGGTATCAGTGGATTTTGCTTTAAGGGACTGCGTTTTACGGAGGACAAATATCCTTTTCATCGCGACTTATGGCGAAAACCGACTGCGTCGAATGGCTGGAGCTGCACACCGCGCACATCACGTATCCCTAAAACCCTGCGTGTTGCCTCTGATGAACTGAACAGTCTGTGGCGTGAATATTCGCCCGTCACGTATGCCAGAACCGATGCGCTGTTGTTCTGGCTGGGTATTGATTTCTCGGCAATCCTGTTTGGCCCTGTGAAGTGGTTCTGCGTTGACGATGTGATTTATCTTCAGTGCGAAGATGATTCCGCAAAACGGAAAATGACCGAAATTCTGTCTGATGAGTTTTATGCTGCCGAAAAGCGAGTCAGGGGGTGATGTATGATGATTTTACAACACATGGGGCGAAAAGGTCGTACACCCGCTCATGTCCGCGCGTGGACACCTGAAGAAGATGCGCTACTGATTGCGCTTTATTCATCCACCCCGGTTAAGGATATTGCTGCCAGAATAAAAAGAACTGTCTGGGCTGTATATAACCGGACTGGTGTATTGCGCAGTTCATACCCGGAGTTACTGAAATATAAACACCCAAGATTTACACCTGATGAAGATAAGTTTATTCGAAACAATGCCAGAACAATGACCTGCCAGCAAATGGGAGAATATCTCGGACGTAATAAAGATTCTGTCAGATGTCGGGCAGGAATGATTGGTGCTGGATTAACAAAGTGCGGAGAGTTACGCCCCGGCACGCGCATATCTGATGATGATGTACGTCTTATACGTGCGCTGCGTGATTCCGATTACCCACGCCGTCTGTCATTCCGGGAAATTGGCGAAAAGTTTGGAATATCTGAACATTCTGCTCACGCAGTTTATTACCGTCGCCGGACTGCCGAGGACGCTGTATTACGGGAGTTAACGCCATGATAACGACCTTATTTGTTGAATCAGATGAACCTCTTGTGTGTGCCGCCGGAATGCCGCTCTGTGGCGGAACGCTGACCGGTGTTTATTTCGGGGATTTACGCGGTTATCCCTGGCATTCACTGAATGATGCTTTCCCACCTGATATGGAGGCTGTCGTGCTGATTGTTCAGTATGGTCACCGTCAGGAGCTGCGCATCGGCCATATGGGGTATGAAGGCTTTTTTGTTGATGAAGAAACCGGAGCCTGCCTTGAAGATGAAGACGGACAGGTGACGCACTGGTGTCATATTTCGGCTTTACCGGAATTACGGGAGGTGAATGCGTGAGAAGTTATATTGATAATGAAAAGCTGGAGACAATAAGCGACTGTCTTAGCTTGCTGGCAAAAATCAAAGAAACTATTGAAGAGATTAAATTTCAGCTTGAATACGCACCATGTGGCGATGATGCATGGCGTAATGCTGCCAGAAAAGCACTGGCTGTCTTTCAGAAACAACGCCGGGCTGTTGAATACCGCCTTGCTGTATTGCGCCAGGAGGAAAAGGAAAGAAATATAAGACGTCATGAACGCGTTAATGATTTCCTTGTTCGTGAATTAAAAGAGCGCGTGCCGGAGTCGGTATTTTTTGAATGTGAGGCTATAGCCCGTAGCAAAGCACTGGAAACAGATTAAGCAGGCAGGTGAATAATGAGTATTGAATTAAGATCGTCTTATGAATATCGCAAAATCCTTATCGCCGGAGGGATGAAACCGGAAGATGCTGAAAAATTCGTTTCTTTTATGGATAAAGAATGTGACAAGCGGGATATGCCAGAAATTATTATGGATGACATGATTCTGGATTCAGCCGTAGCGTTAAGTCCGTTATGGATTGTGCATACCCTTGCGGAAATAGCTAAAAGAAGTGACAAGCAGGCGGCTGTCGCCGCCCTGCGATTACTGGCTGAATTAAGTTGTTCAGTCAATCCCAATACGTTCTTTGACGAACCTGGTTAACATTGATTTGGTAACTTCTTTAATTAGATCAAATGGTGCGTCTGTAAACTCCTTTTTGATTCTTTCAAGGATTGGTTTTTTTCTCAGGGCGTTAGCTAAATCA